ATGCAAACCGTTATTTTTGGTCGTTCGGGTTGCCCTTACTGTGTGCGTGCAAAAGATCTGGCTGAGAAATTGAGCAATGAACGCGATGATTTTCAGTATCAGTATGTAGATATTCGTGCGGAAGGGATCACTAAAGAAGATCTACAACAAAAGGCAGGTAAACCCGTAGAAACCGTGCCGCAGATTTTTGTCGATCAGCAACATATCGGCGGCTATACCGATTTTGCTGCATGGGTGAAAGAAAATCTGGACGCCTGATCGTCTGACAAGCCCTCGCGTTGAGGGCTTTACTGATTTTTTCTGTGCTGTGGTTTAAACAAACTACTGATAAATAAGAAACACAGTGCCCCCAGCGCACACCAGAACACCGCGCTTAGTAACCATGCCAGCTCTTGCCAGAATGAGCGCGTCGGTGAAAAAAACAGCCGCATAATGAGCATCGAACAGGGTGCCGCCAGCATTGCGCCAAACAGAGGTTTCAGGACTTCTCTACGCTGTGAAAAGAAGCTGGCCACTGCTCCAGGAAGAATGAAAAATAGCAAGCCGATTTCAGGATGCCCGGCAGCCCGAAAAGCGCCTTTCATGTGCGTCGCCAGAAAAAGGCACACCACAATGAAGAGGACAAAACAGCAGATTGCCCCCGCCCAACGTTGTTTATGTTTCACTCGTTCCTCCTGACACTGCGTCTATCGAACACATTTTTCGCCAGTGTGGCGTTCAGTAAGATAAAGCCGCTTCGCATTCCATGCTAATATAGGCCAACGCAATTCATATAGCCGTTGATACCTAATGTGATTACACTAGTAAAATATATTGTTACTTTACTATCGTTTAGGTGCGCTGAATGAATCTGCGCCCTGAATTCTGGTAAAAAACATTATCGTAAATTACCATTTCTTTCAACAGCTTACTAGTAAACAAGAAGTTAGCCTCCGTGAATATAAACGTCGCCGAATTGTTAAATGGGAATTACATTCTGTTATTATTTGTGGTCCTCGCGCTTGGGCTATGTCTCGGAAAGTTACGACTTGGTTCGATCCAACTGGGTAATTCCATTGGCGTTTTAGTCGTATCGCTGTTATTAGGCCAACAACATTTCAGCATTAACACCGATGCGCTTAATCTTGGCTTTATGCTGTTTATTTTCTGCGTCGGGGTCGAAGCCGGACCGAACTTTTTTTCCATTTTTTTTCGCGATGGGAAAAATTACCTAATGTTAGCACTGGTGATGGTTGGCAGTGCGCTGGTGATCGCCTTAGGGTTAGGTAAGCTGTTTGGCTGGGATATTGGCCTGACGGCCGGTATGTTAGCAGGCTCTATGACGTCGACACCGGTTCTGGTCGGTGCTGGCGATACACTGCGTCATTCCGGCATGGAAAGCAGGCAGCTCTCACTGGCACTGGATAATCTGAGCCTCGGGTATGCCTTAACCTATTTAATCGGTCTGGTGAGTTTGATTGTTGGTGCGCGTTACTTGCCGAAATTGCAGCATCAGGACTTACAGACCAGCGCCCAGCAAATCGCCCGCGAACGTGGCCTGGACACTGATGCCAACCGTAAGGTTTATTTACCGGTGATCCGCGCCTATCGCGTCGGCCCGGAGCTGGTGGCCTGGACCGACGGCAAAAATCTGCGTGAACTGGGTATTTATCGACAAACCGGCTGCTACATTGAACGTATTCGACGTAACGGGATTCTGGCAAATCCAGACGGTGATGCCGTGCTACAAATGGGCGATGAAATAGCGTTGGTAGGCTATCCCGACGCCCATGCCCGACTCGATCCCAGCTTCCGTAACGGTAAAGAAGTTTTCGATCGTGACCTTCTCGACATGCGTATCGTCACTGAAGAAGTGGTCGTTAAAAACCATAACGCTGTAGGTAAACGTCTCGCACAACTGAAGTTGACCGATCACGGTTGCTTCCTTAACCGCGTCATTCGTAGCCAGATTGAGATGCCGATAGATGACAACGTCGTGCTTAACAAAGGTGACGTTTTACAAGTCAGCGGTGATGCCCGTCGCGTAAAAACCATCGCCGATCGCATCGGCTTTATCTCGATTCACAGCCAGGTCACTGACCTGCTGGCATTTTGCGCCTTCTTTGTTATTGGGCTGATGATCGGGATGATCACCTTCCAGTTCAGCACATTCAGTTTCGGCATGGGGAACGCTGCCGGGTTGTTATTCGCCGGAATTATGCTGGGCTTTATGCGTGCTAACCACCCGACCTTCGGTTACATTCCGCAAGGTGCATTAAGCATGGTGAAAGAGTTCGGCTTGATGGTGTTTATGGCAGGCGTTGGTCTGAGCGCCGGTAGCGGTATTAATAACGGCCTGGGCGCGATTGGCGGTCAGATGTTGATTGCCGGATTAATTGTCAGTCTTGTGCCCGTGGTTATCTGTTTCTTGTTCGGTGCTTATGTATTGCGAATGAACCGCGCACTGTTGTTCGGCGCAATGATGGGCGCACGCACCTGCGCGCCGGCAATGGAGATCATCAGTGATACAGCTCGCAGTAACATCCCTGCGCTGGGCTATGCGGGCACCTACGCAATCGCCAACGTCCTGCTGACGCTGGCAGGGACAATCATCGTCATGGTATGGCCAGGATTAGGATAAAACTGAAGTTGCCCTGAAAATGAAATTTTTTTGCACAACCGCAGAACTTTTCCGCAGGGCATCAGTCTTAATTAATGCCACTGCTTTTCTTTGATGTCCCCATTTTGTGGAGCCCATCAACCCCGCCATTTCGGTTCAAGGTTGATGGGTTTTTTGTTGCCTGAAATTTAAGCTGTTTAAAATCATGATGTTAGAAGCACTATTCTTTAACGATGGCGACAAAATGGCGGCAGCGTCAAAGAGAGAGCGCCACCTGTCCTGATTTCATTGGATGCGGCTGAACCGGATTTGACTCTTTTGGCGTTGCAATCGAACGAACAAAAGTTTCATGGGTAACAAAAGTATGGCTGCAGTTAATGTTCTGGCACTGGTTGTAACGCTCTTTGGTCAATGAAGATACCTGAAAACTGCTGCGAGTATGGGCGGCACTTCCACACAGTGGGCAAATCATCATTTTTCGAGCTCTCCCCATTTTTGCTAAATTCACAATAATGATACCGCATTATTCCATTTTGAAAACTTAAAAGTTTTCCATTGCGAAGAATCATTCCATTTCGAAATCATCAATCCTCACTTCAAGCTCCAGACTGGTCGTAAAACCGTTATCCGGGCTGACATTATGCGTCAGGGTGGTAATGGTCCATTCCGCATCATCTATTGGCTGTTTAAAGCCACTGACTTTCGGTGAAGTTATCGCCCTTGAGCCTGCTCTGGCAAAATACACCCGACGCGGATTAGACCTGGATACCTACTGGTTTGTGCAATACGGTATGACAACCCAGCCGTATCAGTTCACGAAAGGCAGCATTTTTCATCTGATGGAACCGGATATTAATCAGGAGATCTACGGCCTGCCCGGCTATCTTTCTGCCATCCCATCCGCTTTGCTCAACGAGTCCGCCACGCTGTTCCGCCGGAAGTATTACATTAACGGTAGTCATGCAGGCTTCATCATGTACATGACCGATGCCGCGCAGAACCAGGAGGATGTGAACAACCTCCGCAATGCGATGAAAAGCGCCAAAGGTCCAGGCAACTTCCGCAACCTGTTTATGTACTCGCCTAACGGCAAAAAGGACGGGCTTCAGATCATCCCGTTGTCAGAAGTTGCGGCGAAGGATGAGTTTCTGAATATCAAGAACGTGAGCCGTGATGACATGATGGCTGCGCACCGCGTGCCGCCGCAAATGATGGGGATTATGCCTAATAATGTTGGAGGGTTTGGGGATGTGGAAAAAGCCGCGAAGGTTTTTGTCAGAAATGAGTTGGTTCCTTTGCAGAAAAGACTAGTTGAGCTAAACACCTGGATAAATCAAAATATTGTGTCATTTAATGACTACATCCTTGACCAAGATAAGGGCATTTAATGCCCTTTTTTATCCTCATAAGCAACGTCATCGTATAATTTTAAGGCACCTAAATCATGTAATTGCTGCTTGAATTCCTTACTTAAACTAAACCCCTGAAGGAGAGAATATTTTTCAATAAATTTCTTGGCAGGCTTTCCTACCGATGAAAAACCATTTAATAGCATCGCGCCAGATTCTATAGAAGATATTTGTGCTCTAACTAATTTCGCATACTTGGTTTTTTCTTTCTCAGTCAAATAGTTAGAGTCGTTGATATGTTTAAAAATATGGTAAATATTCCTGAAATAATGTCCCACATTCGCAAAATTGTCACCTTCCAGATAAACCATATTAACTGAAAGCTCTAACCTTTCATCCAAAGGAAGTGAATCATCCACAATATTAAGTAGGTTAAACTTCACTTCGGTAATGTATAATGAAAGAGCCTCTCGTCCTACATACACTTTTCCATCTGAATACGTTGTTTTAATTTCTGATAAGTTATCTTTATGAAATCTTAGTAACTCAAATAACACAGACTCGAATGACTGAATAGATGACTGCCTGGATGTAGAATATAGTGTGAAACAAACAAGCATGATAGAGATAAAGGCCAGAGCAGGATTCAGTACACCACCAATATAATCGCCAAACTGTCCCCATTTCTCTACGGAATCACTCCATGAATACATTCCAAATTTACAAACATAGCTAACAAACACTATCAGCATTAAAATAAAAGCCAAAAACAACAGTGAATAAATAATGGCATAACGCTTAATATTTCGAAGAATGGCACCACACATCTCACAATACCTTATATATAATCCATATTTAAATCTATTGTATAAATACCTTTCCTCGCCACACAAGGAATAGATTTTTTTAAAGTTCTAACATTTTTAATTTCCCACACATAATAACCTGGAGACCAAGGCTTATTAAGAGTTGTTTCTTGGTTTTGTTTTAAGTAATCCTCATATGACCAATTTCTAACTGAAACAAAATCGACAATAGCCATAGCCACCCCATGATCTATATCGCTTTGATTTTTAAGATATTTATCATTCTGAACAAGAATGACGTTTTTTAATGGTATCGTTTCAGGATACCACGACCGTATTTCGATAGATTTAGAACCATTTATAATATTTTCTACCGCTGGAGTCAAAATCGATATAGCTTGAAACTTCATGCTCTATCCTCTACTATGCTAAGGCTATAACATTCTAACATAAATAAATAAACGGAGGTAATACTATGTTAATTTTCATAGCAGGTGTTCATGGTGTAGGCAAAGGTTACTTGTGTTCATTTGCAAAAGATGATTTCGGGGTAACTCATGTAAGCGCAAGCGAACTTATAAAAAATAATTCTAATATTAAATTTGATAACAGTAAGTTAACGGCCACACCTGATAAAAACCAATCAATATTACTTACGGCACTTAATGCATTAAAGTCAAAGGTATCCAATATTTTATTGGATGGTCATTTTACCTTAATAAATAAAAATGGAGATATTGAAGTTCTCAAGCAAGAAGTATTTGAGGAAATGGGGCTAGATGGAGTAATTTTAGTTGAGGAGTCTCCCGATACAATTAGAGAACGAATAATGAAACGAGATGGGAGTGATATTACTTATGATTTAAATAAGCTGATGGAAGCTGAAAGAGAAAACGCAAAATATGTTACAAATAAAATCAATGTACCATTAATTATCTTAGAATCCCCAACAACAAACGATTTATCTATTGCTCTAGAAAAACTGGGCATGGTTAAGAAACATGCCCAGATAACATTATAAATAACGATAAGACTGTGGGGCGACGCCGCCGGGAATCAACTCATTTAAGTCGACAGGGAATTTATATCTTTTAGGGCTTTTGATGGAAATAGCAAAAGCCTTTTCTCTTTGGTGGAAATAATCTTTAAAAAAAGAATGTGTAATTCCTGCATGAGCTTTCGTTTTATCCCACAATTCTGAAGGGGATAGAGCAAGAATATCTCCTACTTTAAATTCACCTATTACTTTGCCAACCGGCATCGTTGCGTAAATAACTATCGTATCAACATTTTTATTTCTAAAAATATTTTTCCGAAACTCATATTTTTTTTTACCAGAAAGTATACTCTCTGCATACTCTGGCTTAATCGATAATAAAACTTTCATCAACACCTCCCTGTAAGACAATCTGCTTAAATGCTGAATCAGTTAGTGGTAAAAAACCCCAATAATCACTATTGGTATAACCTGTAATATTCATGATTTCATCACGAATAACTCTTTTTTCCAAAGGGAAATTATAAGTAAACCGTATAATTATCGGATAATTTTTTTTCATATATAGAAGCTGTAACTCATCTTCATCAAAAACGCTATAAGGTTCACAGTAATTCTTAAATTCCTCATAAGTTAAGAAATCGTGAATATCTTTAATTTCCTGAACCACACACACTGAAGTTGCAACAGATCTAAACCGAGCTGGACCTTGTCCATCTGAAGTACGATAAATAAGCAAATTATCTCCAGGCTTTAGGCTGGCTACCCCATGCATTTTTGTTAAGTATACTTTTTCAATACTGTTGGTATGTGATATATCAGCGATGATACCAGCACTCTCATTGTGGAGTTTTGACTCAGGGAAAAGACGTGTATGCCATGCAGGATAAATACTTAATAGATAATTTCTCCCCTGCAATTTGACTAAGGGATAATTAGCATAGCTCATTTTTTACTCCTTCCATACCAAGTTTTTAAAGTATACACCTTCTTGCCCATTAATCGTAGAAAGATTTTTCCTCGCCTTTAAAACAAAACCATATTTAGTTAATAAGCGAATTAATCCTGAATGCTTATCAAATATAGTAACATATACTTCTTTTAGTTTGTTTCTCATAGCAAATTGAAACATAATTCTAATAAAACGCTCTCCAAGTTTGGTTCCATGAGCATCGATTTTAAATGTGCCAAGCTTTACTCGCTTCATCTTTGGAAACGTTGGAGTCATATCACTCAACTCTTCATCTTCTATTTTCAAATAGAGAAAACCATCGATTTCACCTAATTCATTACGTGATACAAACGCCTTATTTTTACCTTTTGAGAGAAACCAAACATCAAATCCTTCATAATCAGCTCTTAGGCTGTTAAAAAACGGATCTTTTAAATCGATATCACTAAAAAATTTTTCCTCGATAGACATCCAGTTCCTCTTCTAATGGCAGCGAGCAAGTGACCTTATCCTTACATGTTAATAGATAACCACAGCTGTAGGCAATTACATACATTAAGCTCTATCAAACAACGAGCAAACTTAAGCACCGCTACAACTCAACCTAGCTGATGCCTGTTTTGACGATTACCCTATCAGCGCGCGCTCGTATCCCCGCCACGCCTGCCCGCTTTATGTAGTGGTTTTCATGCACCTGCATGATCTACGCAAAAGCCCGACAGTTCTGGCGGGCCTTAGCAAAAACGATCCTCAAACGATCATGCGATCTCATGCGGCATAGACATGCACCACAGAGCTAACGCCTCACACGGCTCGTTGTTCAACCTTGCTGGCGCCAGAAGCAAGTTCAGACGCCAGCAACGTTTCTTAATGCAGCCAGCTGTCGTCTTCCCACACTTTCTGCATAATTTTCATCACTTGTTTTCTTTCTTCGTCCAGTTGCAGTCCGGTCAGTTCCACACCGTTAGAGCTACCTTTGCGAATGCGAATTACCGTTTTGGGATACAGGGGGCGCAGATTGCGGTAAAGCTCGGATTCAAGGGCGTCCAGGGTAGACTGGCTAATCTTCTGCTCTTTATCGATCATTATTTCAATGCGCATAAAAGTCACCTCAGCTGATGACATCCATTGAGCGGTTGTATTCGTGGGTTCTGATTTTTGCCATGAGTTCATCTGTCAGTTCAGAAACCCACTGCAGAGCCAGCCCTTTCTCTTCATCACTACATTCACTAGCCGCTACAAGCTTAAGAAAAAAATCAATGCGCTGGAGCTTCAAAGACTCCAAAAAATAGTCCTGCATCTTTCCTCCTATAACACCACAAGCAATACTGTATACATAACCACTGTTTATATTTACAGTATATAATAATCTTACTGATGTAAAACGTTTTTTTACGTTCATCAGCCTGATATGCCTGGTATTATTAAGAGCACGAATTGTTAACCTGCGTAATTAATACAGGTTCCGCCACTTATCATCTTCCTGCAAACGCTGGTTCCGATAGAAGATACGCAGGCCTGCTCCTGACGGAATACTGCCACCGCGAAGGAGTAAATCGACCTCTTTCTCGCTGCCATCAAATCCTCTGGACTTCAGTTCATAGACGAGCTGCTGATGCTGATGATCTGTAATTCGCTGTTTGTAGTCTTTACGCCTTTTCGGCTTCACCTGGCGTAACCTTGCTGCCAGTTCCCGGCGCTCTTTTTTGCTCATACTGTGCAGGTAATCGTGCAACTCCTTGTCATCCATGCGGGTAATGTCCGTTCTAGTGTCCCCATCAGCTGATTTATCTTTCTCCTGTTGGTTCAAATTTTCAGCAAGGGGACAGTTATTGCCACGAGTCCAAGGGGCGCAAGCGCCCTGGTCGGCTGCCGCCTCCTGAACATCAACGGCCTTACGAACCATTTTCCACTTCACGGCATGAGTGCAGATCTTGCCCTCTGCAATAGGTGACCAGATGCCATAAATACGAATGCCGTGATCGCCATAGGCGGTCGGCTCTTCGTTGATTTCATAAGCGGTTCTGATGAGGTGATATTTGCGGGGAACCAGTACGCCGCCCTGCTTCATGATGTAGGTGGCAAAACAACCAGCATCAGCAGCAGCCAGGATGGCATCAAGGCGTGGGTTATCCAGTACCGGCGCACCTGCTTTTTTGTCCCCCTGTTGCCTTGCCGCCTGACCAGCCAGCAATCGCAGTTCACGGTAAGCCTGACGCCCCGGAATGCCAAAGAAGCGGAATTGCTGAACACGATGCAGAGACGCCCAGGCATTAACGTATTCAGCATTATCACGCAGGGATTTCCCCGTTTCCTTGCTGATCTCGCCAGCCAGACCACGCCCGTCAATGTTCTTACTGATGTATTTCGCGATGTAGCTTGTTGGCGTTCCTTTGCGCGGGTTAATCAACTCAGACTTAAAGCGCGGCCCAGTGTTATTGCCCAGCTCCTCGCGGTCTTCACGGATGGCAAACTTACGCAGTAATGCAGTGATGGCACGGCGGTCTTTTTTGCGCATGAAACACAACAGGTGCCAGTGAACTGTGCCGTCATGATGCGGCTCAGCCACCCGCACGCCATACCAGCGCAACCCGGCTTTGTGCATCGCCTTACGAAATGCAGCAAACATGCCGACCAGATAATCGCTGCTTTGTCTTACCGTCGCGTTTGTCCAGGTCGGGTTTGGTCTGCCGTTATTGAGCGTGGAATGGAAACGTGACGGACAGGTGATGGTGTAGAAAACGGCGCAGTCACCGCGCATTTCCGCGATAAGCTCCAGACCTTTAACACAGGCCATCATCTCATTGCGGCGATGCGCCGGGTTGCTGCTGCTGGCGTTTACCACATCCTCCATGTCCAGCGTGTCGCCGTCTTCGTTCACCAGTTCATGAGAACGGAAAAACTCCAGCGACTTACGGCGCTGCTCACGTTTATGCATCACGGCTTCATAGCTGACATAGGGAGATGCTTTTTTGCTGACCAGGCAGACAGCACGCAACTGCTCTTCCCGCCATTCGCAACGCATCTTCCATAATTTCCGATACCACCAGTCGGCGCACAACATACGCGCCAGCGAACCCGGAATGAGTTCATAGGGCACGGGTTTACGGCGGTTTCTTTTCCGACGGAGTTGCTCAAACGCAGGAGGGATTACATCCAGACGCAGGGTTTCCGCTGCCACCTTTTCCCATGTCTTGCGGATTTCTTCTGGCTTAACGTCATCGGTGGCATACAAATCACCACAAGCTGCATCAAGGCACATGCTCATATGCGCGGCAACAAGGGTAGACAGGCGCTTCACCTGATCCTGACTCATTTCAGGCAGGATCAGCAGGCCGTCCAGCCCTTCATGGCTTGCCATAAAGCGAAAAGAAGTGGATAGCTGACTCTCGCGTACATGCTCCAGTCGTTCCAGACATGGCTTAATCGTCTCACGCAAATAGCGGGAATAAGCCTTTGGCCTGCCCAGGCTGCTGAAGTATTCAATACGTTGCATCAGCGGCTTGCTGATATGGGAAGGCTGGGCGTTGACGTCCGCCAGAATGACCATATCCGGATTAAAACGCTGCTGCTCATGCGCCAGCTTTGCCCGACTAATGAGCTTATCCTGCTCGATTTCGCGCTGGACAGGATCACGGGATTCATTAAAGAAATAACGCTCCCAGACCTGATCACTCAGCGCCTCACGGCGCAGCTGTTCCTGCTCGTTATCGGCAGCGTACAGAGTGATCAGGTTTGAAAGCGCAGAAACCGGCGCAACTTCCGCCGGGTCCAGATAAGGGTTAATGGCCTTTTTCGGGCTGCTCCATGAGAATGCTGCTGCGACCTCGTTAAAGCCGCTGCAGTTGTTCATATCAGCATGGCTCATGCACGCACTCCGTACACGGCAGAACTATCCACGCCACGCGAAGGATCAAATCCCACCCAGCAGCGCGGCCCGGAAACAGCGATGATTTCTGTTGCTGATTTACACTCGCCAGCTGCCACACCGATGCTGCGTTTTACCTTGATATAGTGGTGAGTAAAATTGCGATACAGCGAACGAATCAGGGATGTGTCACTGTTAGAAACAATGACCGGATGTCCTTCAGATGATCGATGTTCAAGAACGGATGCCAGGTGATACTGGTCATCTTCAGTGAAACCATCAGTGTGATAGCCGGAAAACGTACCGTCATAAGGCGGATCGCAATACACCACATCCCCCGCCTTCAACATCGCCAGCGTTTCATCAAAGCTGGCGCAGATAAACGTTGCCCGCTGGGCTTTTTCTGCAAATGCGCGAATTTCTTTTTCAGGGAAATACGGATTTTTATAATTCCCGTAGGGAATGTTGAAATGTCCGCTCTTGTTATAACGACATAACCCACGGTAACCGTGACGATTGAGATACAGGAAATATACTGCTTTCATGAAATCAGTAATTTCAGATGAGTAATTAAACTCCTGCCTTATGTTGTAATAAGCCACCTCCCTGTTTGCTTCCTCAAATAAGACTCTGGCACGAGATATAAATGATTCGCAATCAGCGGCAATCTTTTTATAGAGGTTGATTAAATCAGGATTAATATCAGCAACCAGATAGCTGGGGTAATCCGTCGCCATCATCACAGCACAGGAACCCGCGAAAGGTTCAACCAGTCGCGGGCCAGCAGGAAGGTGTTTTTTCAGTTCGGACATAATGGCGGTTTTATTACCCGCCCATTTCAGGATGGTGCTCATACAGCACCTCCGTTGTAATGTTTGCCTTTCAGCTCTGCGATTTCCTGGCAGGTAATGCAAAGCTGCACTCCCGGAATGGCGCGGCGTCGTGCTGGCGGAATTGGCGCTTCACATTCAATACAAAGCACGCGAGACACGCCCGGTGTTTTGGCACGGGCAGCACGAATATGGCGCTGGCGTTCTTCTTCAACGCGCTGCTGTACGAGATCCATTGCATCAGCCATTAGTGGATCTCCTGCGCTTCGTTCTGGATTGCTTCAGCAGTTACACGCAGCAGTTCTGCCGCTTCGACGTGGTTTAGCTGGCGGGATGTGATATGACACGCCAGGCTATCAAGGCGAGCTGCCATTGCTTCAGCCCTTGCCCGGCGTTCTTCCAGACGAGCCTCTGTCAGTAAAATATTAAGCCCTGCGTCATCCGGTCCGGTTTTAGTCGTGAGGATTTCAATATTACGCATAATCAATTCTCCTGAATTTAGATAAAGGGATGCCCGGCGGGTTTACGCCATTAATTTCATTAGTTGGTTAATTCGGCATGGTTAGCCGTCTGGGAAATAAGCTCACCACCGCACGAAAATGATTCATTGCTTTAATCAGCTCCCGCTTTTCGTCAGTGGTCAGCTCATTAATGCTGATGCTATGACGTTCAGCTGGAATTTTTGCCATAAAGAATATAGCAGCCAGTGCCCGTTTATTTTGTTCATTATTGATATCCCGTGGATCACGCATATCTTTAATAAACCGCTCAAGCTCTGACTCAATATTCAAACCAAAAACTTTCGCCCTTAACTCCGCAATATGATTAAGTCCATTCAGGCGTTCACCGGGTCTTAATGGAACAGTCGCCGCAGCGCCTTCAATAGCCATTTGTTCCCCCATTTTTTCGTAGATAGTTCTGCCAGCAATTCATCTTGTGAACGGCACGGATGCCAGCGTTTACCATCCTCACCCATGATCCAGCCGTGACCGTAGTGCATTGCCGGACTTTGTTTTACCAGCAGCGATGCAAATGATGGTTCTTTCGTCAGCATAAGCACCTCACAGCAAACCGAATGAAGCACCGAGGCCAGTCACGGTATCAACTGCATTCGCCATCGCAGGATTAGCCTGTAAACGGGCCTGCAATGAAACAGCGGCCAGCGCCATCAGTCGTGTTACAGAGTTAATGCTGCTGATAGCATCACGACGACCTGCACTGGTTTTTACATCGCCAGATACCGCACCTGCAGCAACACGCCCGATCTCTGCGGTTGCACTCATGACGTAATGCGGTAGTTTCTCTTTTGCCACCTCATTAATCGGAACACATGGCAGACAATGAATCTGTGCCAGAAAACCATCTACCAGCGTTGAATCTTCAGTCAGATCGGTAAGCAACCAAATTTCTGGTGCGGTTAATAAATGAGGTTGAGCTGGGTTCAGTTTGTTCCGCAGAATCTGCACATTCATGCCTGCACGTTCTGCCAGTTGCACCAGATTGTGGCGCAGTGCGAATGCACGACAGGCTTCATCAAAATGTGGATGTTTGGAAACTTGGTAATCAAACATGGTCGACACCTCTGATGTATCCCAAAATGGAACTAGTTGAATACAACATTGCAATCAGTAAGTGCATCAACGGTAAGAGCAGCAAGGTTGATCATTACCTTTTCTCTTTTCTTGTCTTTCCGAAGGCGATGCCGAGGGATGCGACCGTCAGCCAGCATATCGTTAATTGTGTCGATTGAAAGACCAGTAAGTTCGCTATAACGCTCAATTGTGACATGTGGCGTATTCAGGGTTATTGAAATGTTAGGGGTCATGATGCAACATCTCCTATTGGCTTGTGGTGAGTCAGTTTTAATCGTGGCTTTAACTTCACATTTCGGAGAATAGGATCACAAATCGGTTATGTCAACACATGAAATCACATTTCGCCATGTGGACGAAAAAAAGAAATCCTTAATCATGCAGAATCGCGGAGGGCAATCGGTTATAGATCGGATACTGAAAGCCTATGGTTTTTCTTCCCGACAAGCATTCTGTAATCACCTAGGTATATCGCAAAGTACAATGGCGAACAGGTATGCCCGTGACACTTTCCCTGCTGATTGGGTTGTTATCTGTAGCATGGAGACTGGAGTGCCGGTCGAGTGGTTGGCATTTGGCACTGATACCGAGAAGGGAAGCATTACAAATAATGCAGAAAAAAGTCACAACAATTGTGACAGCAAGCATCAACATCTCAATAGAGAACAAGACATCCAAAATGAGAACTCTTTTACTATTAACCAAGGTGGAAAAGCAGCAATAGAGCGAATCGTTTTGGCTTATGGATTTAAGACAAGACAAGCTTTAGCTGATCATATTGGTGTATCAAAAAGTACATTAGCCAATCGTTACATGAGAGATACCTTTCCTGCTGACTGGATTATTCAATGCTCACTGGAAACCGGTGCTTCATTAACATGGCTAACCACTGGTAACGGGGCAATGTTTGAAAAGCCTCGAAACGATACTATCACTATCCCATATCATAAAATAATTGATGGATCTCTTGCTCAAGAAACCTTCTTGACTTTTGACTCTAAGTTGTTAGAAGGAACCTTTCTGCAACCTTTAGCAGTATTCATTGATGAGGAAATATATATTGTAGAATCAAAATTTAATGAAGTTACTGATGGCAAGTGGCTTGTGAATATTGAAGGGAAAATAAGTATCAAAGATTTGACTCGCATACCCGTTGGTATGGTTAAAGTTGTAGGCACTAACGCAAGTTTTGAATGCTTACTTACTGACATTATCGTTTTGGCAAAATGTAAAAGAGTTTTTACTAAAAATGTATAAAGAGAAACATCATGACTGAACCAACCAATAAAGATAGCGAAATAAAAAAACACCTATTAGAATTTCTTGATTCACAGTCTGAAAATATAGCAAAACACTTCTACTCTCATATAAAAGACTTAATAGAAGCAGGAGAGCTTTCTGAAGCTCATAATAACCTAGCGCTAATTGAAAAATACATAACTAGGCCACCGATGGATGAAGAACCCAATATAAATGAAAATAAAGCCAATAAAAGAAAAAATGTAAAATCACTTGAACCTAATAATTATGTAGAACATATAATACAATTAGAAGAACGAAACAGCATATTAACTCTACAGTTAGAGCATTATACTCAGGATCTTAATAGAAAAAACGCAATAATCGAAAACAACGTAAAACAAATTAATTCATTGATTAGTGAAAATAAGGAACTCCGTAGCCAAGTACAGCAACAAAGAATCGATGATAAAATCCCCACCTATGTTAACGATGTTAAATCAGATCTTGGTAGTGATGACAAACATTTTATATTGATGTCTATTATCTGGTCTATTGCAGGGGTATTTTTTGGCTTCCTTGCAGTAGTATCTGCTTTTTTTACATTATACATGAACTTAGATTTAAAAAATCTCACTAACCTTCAGTTAATATATATCTTCACGCGAGGATTAGTTGGAATCGCCATTCTTTCATGGCTATCATATATCTGCCTTAGTAACTCAAAAAAGTACACACATGAATCGATCAGGCGAAAAGATCGTCGACATGCTTTGATGTTTGGTCAAGTTTTTTTGCAGATATACGGTTCTACAGCAACTAAAGAGGATGCAATAGAAGTCTTTAAGGATTGGAATATTTCAGGTGACTCTGCATTTTCAGGTCAGACAGAGCAACCACCGAGTTTTGCGTCATTTTTGAATACAATCAAAGACAAAGTTAAAGTAACTGGAAGTGATAAAGAAACAGATTAATCATGAACATGTATGCTACTAAGTAAAAAATACATTGAATACTGTTTTTATATACAGTTAAATTTAGCCCTCTGATATGAGGGCATTTTTTATGGCAGTACGAAAACTCACCACAGGAAAATGGCTTTGCGAATGTTACCCCGCCGGACGTAGCGGACGCCGTGTGCGTAAACAATTCGCCACCAAAGGCGAAGCACTGGCCTTCGAGCGATACACCATGGGGGAAATAGAAGCAAAACCCTGGCTGGGCGAATCAGTGGATCGTCGGACACTGAAAGATATGGTTGAGCTATGGTTCAAATTACATGGCAAATCTCTTACTGCCGGACAGCATGTCTACAACAAGCTGCTGTTGATGGTTGACGCCTTGGGAAATCCCCTTGCAACTGATCTCACCTCAAAAATGTTTGCTCACTATCGAGATAAACGCCTGACAGGCGAGATCTACTTCAGCGAGAAATGGAAGAAAGGAGCAAGCCCGGTCACCATTAACCTGGAGCAAAGCTATCTAAGTAGTGTTTTTAGCGAACTATCCCGTTTGGGCGAATGGTCGTATCCGAACCCACTGGAGAACATGCGAAAATTCACCATCGCAGAAAAAGAGATGGCATGGCTTACCCATGAGCAGATTGTTGAATTGCTGGCTGATTGCAAACGTCAGGACCCAATTCTGGCACTGGTAGTTAAGATATGCTTAAGCACAGGCGCACGCTGGCGTGAAGCCGTAAATCTTACCCGCTCACAGGTGACCAAATACCGAATTACCTTTGTCAGAACGAAGGGGAAGAAAAACAGAAGCATCCCTATCAGTAAAGAGCTTTACGAAGAGATCATGGCGCTCGATGGGTTCAATTTCTTCACAGACTGCTATTTTCAATTTTTATCCGTGATGGAAAAAACGTCTATCGTGCTCCCTCGCGGTCAACTCACACACGTTCTGCGCCATACGTTTGCAGCGCACTTCATGATGTCGGGTGGAAACATTCTGGCCTTACAAAAAATTCTCGGACACCACGATATAAAAATGACTATGCGTTACGCACATCTGGCACCGGATCATCTGGAAACGGCGCTCCGTTTCAATCCTCTGGCAACGCTGCCAAGTGGCGACAAAGTGGCGGCAGCGGTTGGCATTACCCCGTAA